ATTGTAAGAGAAACCTTACGGACCGGGGTAGTGTGTACACAAAACCTTACAAACTCACTCCGGGGTGTCTTGTATAATAAACTTTACATATGTAATAAAAAAAATGGGAGTTTATCCCATTTCAATCAGTTCTTCAATTTCGTAACAATCACCAACTTTAAGAAAATCAAAATCAATTTTAGGGTCAAGACAACTTGCCACATATAATTCAGTTGAAATTCCGTCGTCAAATTGCCAATTTCCTTCACAATCTTTATAAGGCTTACAATCAAACAACCAAACTGTTTCGTCTTCTTCATCTCTTACAATCCAATTAAAATCAGGGTCAAGAATTTTTAAGAAGTCTTTTGTTTTTTTATTCACTTCCAATACCTCTTCAAAATTAAATTCAAAAATATCACTAGCTGTGAAGTTTGAGTACCTTTGCGTTCTTTTGCTAAATAACAAACCATTCCTTTTTTCAAAAATTTCAATTGAGCTTACCCATTTTAAATTAGTAACTCTGTATTCTTTACCCTCTACCATTTGATTAAATATCATATTATTCTCCTTTTCTCTTCTATATCCTTATTATATCACATTTTCAAGTATTGTCAAGAACTATTTTAAAGTTTCCAAACGCCTGCGTCTTGAATCATATCAACTACTTCATTCGTTGAATACTGAATAGCAACAACAATCCCTGTAAAAAAGTATATTAAAAATATTATTATTAAGAAAATCCAAGATAATGGATTCCATAGTCTAAGTTTAAAGAAACCTCTTTGGTCTTCATATCCTACTCGAAGACATCTAAGAATTGCGATAATAATTTTTCTCATATTTTTCTCCTTTTCTCTATATTTTAATTATATCATATTTTCAAGTATTGTCAAGGACTTTCTAGAAAAAATCTAGAAAAGTCTTTGAGTGGTCTTTATAAGTAACTCTAATCATTGCGTTCATATATTCAATTAAGAAAATATTCGTATTAAATACTTCTGGCTTATGACTTCCCAAAAGGTGAATCGTTAAACTTTTTTCATCTCCTTGAATACTTTCAACCACGCCATGATTAATTTTTTTTAATCCATAACAACCGTCAAGAATAACGCTAACCTCTTTACCTACTAAATCTTTTAAGTTCATCATAATATTTCCCCTTTCTTTCTATACTCTTATTATATCATACTGTCAAATAATGTCAAGACTTTTTTTAAAATAATTTAATATAAAGTTGTGTACATTAAACCTTACAAAACAGACCGGAGCCCTTTGTAAGGTTTCTCTTACATATATAATAAAAAAAAGACCCTACTTTTGTAAGGTCTCTCATACTATCCTCTATAGATTGATACATCAAAAAAGATTTTAAGTAGTTTTAATAACATGTACACCCCCTTTACTTTTGTACTAATAAATTAGCAAAGGTGGGGGATTGTATCCCCCTCTATACATTTACTCTACTTTACCTTTTTCTCTTTCTGCTTTCATCTGTGCCTTTTGTTCTTCTGTAAAGTTTGGAATACTAACTTTAGCTTTAGCTTTCGCTTTAGGTTCATTTTTTGTTTCTTCTTTTACTTGTTCAGTTGGTCTTTCAATCTGTTCTTTTTCAAAATCAACTGCAACTTTTTTCAAGATAGTTTTTACAATTACATCTTGATTATTTACAGTATCTCTTAAAAGTAAACCTTGCTTAACATGTCCAATCACTTTATAATCAGAGAATGAAGCATTTCCAATAGATGCGTAAAGTCTGTTTCTTTTCAATTCGTCGTTTGTAAGTTTTCTGTTAGCCATAATTTTAGCCACCTTTCATAAAATTTTAGGATAGGAACAATTTCCTATTTCCTTTCTATATTTATATTATACCACCTTTTTGAGATGATGTCAATAACTTTTTTTAATTATTTTTTTTATTTCCTTTCTATATATATATTATACACCTAGACGAATAAATTGTCAAGACTTTTTTTTAATTATTTTTTTTATTTTTTTATTTCCTTTCTATATCTATTATACACCTAGATTAAAAAATAGTCAAGACTTTTTTTGTCTAATTTATATTTTATTTGTATGCGGAACCTTACAAACGCACCCGGGACCTTTTTTCCTTGTAAGGTAAACTTTACATATGCAATAAAAAAAAGGGTTATCCCCTTTTTAATCATTTTACTTGAAAGAATTTCTTTACAATTTGCCATGGTGAGCCTACAAAACCATTTTTGTAAGTTTTAGTTTTATACATATCTTTCCTTACAATGTTATGAAAAATCATACTTTCGTCAATTGCGTCATCTAAACCTGTATGTTTTTCAACATAATATTTATCATCAAACATAAATCTATAAGCAATTTCCGCACTTGTTTTATAGTTGCCTTTCTCAGTAACAAAACCATTATCTAATACAAATTCTTGAAATTCTTCTTTCAAAAGTACAGTTTCACATACTAAGCCCCAAATATCCAAAAATTCATAATCACCACTAACAATAACTTTAAAAGATTTTTTATAATCTAATTTTTTTTCATTGTAAATCATTTTCTTTTTATTTTGACTTAAAATTCTATTATAACTATTTACTAAAGCTCTAATATCAAATAATAAGTTATAAGCCATAACACGAGCTACATTATTTTCTTTAATATCTTTTCTTAAAACTTCCAACATTTCCATAAAATCTACTTTGATATGGTCTAAACCTAAATAATGAATTTTTACTTTTTCAGAATAGTAAGCACTATCCATAAGACTTTTAGTTTCAAAAATTTCTTTAATAATAAATCTTCTCTTTTTTAAAGTTTTTCCTTGAGGTGAAGTGATAATCCAACCAATATCATAAATTAAAGGTAAAGCGATATTTCCAGCAGTTTCAACGTCAAATACTAAGTTATTGTTTTTCATATTATTTTTCTCCTTTTAATGTTTCCCCATGTCTTTCTATACTCTTATTATATCACATTTTCAAGTATTGTCAAGACTTTTTTTTAATTTATTTTTTTTATTTTATTTCCCTTTGGTACTATTCCATTATATCAAATGTTAACTAACAAGTCAAGCACTATTTTAAAATAATTTTCGCCCGGGTCGTTTGTAAAGTTTTCTTTACATATGTAATAAAAAAAAAGGGGTTTCCCCCTTTATGTTTACTTTTCTGTATCTTCTTTAACATTTTCAGTCAATCTTTCGATTTGCTCACTATCGTAATCAACAACTGATTTTTTAATGATAATCTTTACAATTACATCTTCAGTTTCATTTCTTAATAAATAACCTTCTTTTACATTACCAACATTTTCATAATCACCAAATTTTGTATTAGCAACTGTTGCGTAGATAGCATTTCTTTTTAATTCCATTTTAGTCATTTTTTTCATAATATTTTCTCCTTAATCATTTTTTAGGAAATAACTTTTTTATTTCCTTTCTATACATATATTATACCATGAGATTAAAATATTGTCAATACTTTTTTTTAAAATATTTTCAACTTTTCGAACCAACCAGATTTTCAATTTATCTCTTTGGTATATATCTATTATACACCTAAATAAAAAAAATGTCAAACTTTTTTTTATTTATTTTAACAGCTCACAAATATGTAATAGTCCTTACGCGTGTATGATTTACCTTACAAACGGGTCCGGAGTGCTTTGTATATTTTTCCTTACAATACAAATGTAAAAAAGATCTTACTTTCGTAAGACCCTCTCAATCAATTTTCAATAAAATAATTCAAAGTTTCAAAAATTCTTGTTTCGTCAAATGCTATTCCGCCGTTTATATACCAATCTTTTCTCACTTCTGGATTATCATCTAGTAAATAACAGTCTTGTAAACTTGTGGGTACATCATGTTTGTTAGTTCCATATTGCACAATATACACATTATCAAATTTAATTCCTGTTTTATCTAGCCATTCAAGTTTTTCCTCTGTTACAATTGTATTATAATTATTACTTACATTCTTTGCTAACCATGTAATAATATTTATTTCAAAGCCTTTTGACTGTAATCTTTCTATCTTATCTCTAAGTAAATTTAAATCTATAAGAGGTTTTGCATTTACATATAAGCCTACCTTTTCAGTCATTAAGTCCTCAAGCCAATTATCTTGTCCATATAAATCTACAATTGTTCCGTCCATATCAAAATAAATTTTTTCTTTCATATTATTTTCTCCTTTTGTCCTTTTCTATATTCTTATTATATCAAGCCTTGACTAAAAAGTCAAGACTTTTTTTAAATTAATTCATAAATATTATTAGAGATATCATAAAATCTAATCTCATTTGGAAAAAGATAAAAATCATCGTAACTATCTATAAATTCGTTATGTTCATTATCTCCAAAAATAATAACAATAGTTCTACCCTCTATAAATAATTCTTTAAATACTCCCTCATACACTAGCTCTCCATTTTTAAAAAGTTTTTTAGTCATATTGTTTCCCCCTTCTTTCTATACTCTTATTATATCACACTGTTAAATAAAGTCAAGCATTTTTTTAATTATTTTTTGGCAGCTCGTCTTTTTTTAATATACTTACATATGTAAAATATTCTTTACAATTCAGACCGGGCTCTTTTGTATACTAAATTTTACAATTGCAATAAAAAAATAATGACCTAAGTCATTATAATTAATTTCTGAATTTTGTAAGCAATTTCTGTTTGAAGAAAGTCAAAATTTATATTTTCATTGAGATATCCTGAACGTATAAAATTAAATGCTGAGCCAATACTGTCTTCCCAATAATCATCTCCAATATCTTTTACTGGCATTCTTTTGAAGAAATTAATGTCCCCGTCATCATCTTTTGCTATCCATTTATATTTACTACTAACTAACTGTAAGAGCAATTGAGTTGCTTTGTTTATTTTAGGTACTTCTGTAAAGTTTAAATCTGGAATTTCTTCTACTCTATAATGGCTAAATTTTTCTATATCATTTAAATAAAGTAAATTGTCTTTTATTGAATAATGACCAGAAAGAAGCTGGTTGTTTATATCTACTATCGCATACATCTTATCTTTTTTTAAGTCTTTAAATTTCATAGCTCTCTCCTTTTTGTTTTTTGTAGCTCCCAAACCCCGTATTATTATTGAGAGCCTTCTTTATTTTTTTTAGTCTTTTCAGCCTTTTGTACTTCTTAAGCATTAATACCACGCTCCTTTTGTAGCTTTATTATATATTGCGTCAGCTATTATCACAGCAAACCCCACTACAGCTGTAAACTTTATCGCTCCAACAAACATGTCCAACATGATTTTCAATACCATTAGTTTTTCATTCATATTATGCCTCTCTTTCTATACTCTTATTATATCATACTATTATATATTGTCAAGACTTTTTTTAATTAATTTTGATAAATACAAGATTCGAACTTGTATCTCCTAGCCTTTCCCGTTAATTTATGAACAAGTGTTCAAACGGATTCGAACCGTTATAGCCAAGCGTGTTCCCAATTACACCAATCTACCTCATCTCTTTCTATACTCTTATTATATCATACTATCAAATAATGTCAAGGTTTTTTTTAATTATTTTTTGTAGCTCCAATTATTTACATATGTAAAAAATGCCTTACAATCAGCCCCGGACCCCTACGTACAAAAAACCTTACAAATGTAAGGTCTTATCTTTTTCTATACTCTTGTAAATATTATTTGACAATCACAATCAGCGTCGCACGCCATACATATTCTATCAATTATTCTTTCATCAGTTGTGACATATTGTTCTTCTGTATCTCCTACTACTAGATAACTATCTTCTCTAATGTTGTGAGCTATTTCTATTGTTTTCATAATTTTTCTCCTTTTTTATGTAAAGGTGGAATTTTTATCCACCTATTAAATTAATTCTACTACTGCTGAATGACTTCGAACATAAGTTCCGTCGTCGTAATCTAATACTTCTAAAACATCTTTACCCATTGCGTCCCTATATTTTCCCCAGACCTTTGTTCCAACTTTGTCTACTTTATTTGCTTGAATTACTATTCCTTGAAGTTTTTTTCCGTCGTTCTCTTTAATGAATTCTTTTCTTTGTTTTCTAGTCATGTTATTTTCTCCTTTATCTCTTCTATGTATTTATTATACCATACTGTCAAATATTGTCAAGACTTTTTTTAAAAAAATAATGCTAAATTCATTCCAATTAGAAATATTATAAAAACTCTTTTGGCAATCTTTTTTTCATTAGTCATAATAAAAACTATTGCTGATGATATTGATATCATAATAAATAAACTCTCTATTACTAAAAATCCTTTAAGTGTTAACATTTTTACACTTCCTTTCTATACTCTTATTATACCATACTGTCAAATAATGTCAAGATTTTTTTTAATTATTTTTAAAACTTTTTTATTCTTTTTCCTTGACAAGACCCCGGAATAGGCGTATAATAAGATTATAGAAGAGGAAGAGAAAGGAAAATAATATGAATTCAAACTTAAAAAAAGAAATGGTTCTTAAAGAAATGAAAAATTTAATGAATGTAAAAACAATCCAATCTAAAAAATATAATGTTGGAGAGTACGCCGAATGTTTAGCTGATGACAAAGAAAATATTCTTTGGAAAAAAGATAACAAAAAATATTCAAAAGGTGATGACTCTAAAAGATACGGTTCAATAAAAACTGATAAAGCTACAATTATTGAAGATAAAAGTTGTAAAAGTGAAAAAGAATTATTTGATACTTATTTTAAAAATGTTCATTCAATCAAATTTACTTTAATTCATTTTACAAAAACAGAAATAGAATTTATAGAATTAAACAAAAAACAGTTTAAAGAGGTTGTAAAAAGATTTGCATATTATGAAGAAAAAAGAAGTAAATTGAGATTAAATCTAAGTCAAAAAAATATCAACTTAATAAAATATGAAATTCTAAATTGAATCCTTTTGAAAAGGGTTCTTTTCTTTTATACAATTAACCTTACAATAAAAAAAATCCCTTACAATAGATTCTACAGCTCACATTTGTACATATAGCCTTACAAAGTTATATTTATCCTTACAATTCACACCGGAATCAATTGTATAGTGCAGCTCACTTTTGTATTGTAACCCTTACAGCTGCATAATTAACCTTACAAATGGAACCGGTGTGTTATGTAAGTGACAGCTCGCATATGTATATAAAGCCTTACAAAGGTATCCTCAAGAGGATAATACCTCCATATTCGACTTCTCAGAGCTTTTTATATATACAGGTCTATTTATTCACATAAAAGAAAAAAGCCCCTAAAGGCTTTAATTTGGTAGTATTTTTAATATTTTATACGTAATCTCAGTATCTTTATTCGTTGGTTCAGCTAAAACCTTTAATTCTCTCAGCTGTGCTTTAGTCATATCTTTAGTGTGAGGAACTCCTCCAATTAAATAACTTACTCTCATATTATATCTCCTTTGTATGTTTTATGTAAGCCCTCAACCTTATTGTCAAGGGCTCTTATTATTTATATTCTATTGAATGTTACTTGATATCTCTTGTCGCTATCATATCTCTTGCATAATGTATCTACTAATTCAGTGTTCTTTGTAGTGTATTTAACGCCATTTTCCTCTACTATCTTGAACCAGTTAGTTTGAATGTTGTGTTCAATAGTTACTTTTACAGTTTTTCTCATTTTATTTTCTCCTTAATCTTTATGATATATCCATTATACCATAGCTATTTTATACTGTCAATATTTTTTTATTTATTTTTAAGGGGGAGTTTTCCCCCCTTGCTCCCTTGCTCTCTTACTGATATTTTCTTAGGTGATTTTTAAAAGCTAATCTTATTTTATTGTTATCTTTGATTGTCTGTATTGATAAGAACTCTTTGAACTGTTCAGGTGTTAGCTTGATTATTTGATTTAAATTGATTTCTAAATCATTTTCTATATATATCCAAAATTCATTTACTTCTTTGTACTTTTCCATAATTCTATTTATAAATTGTTGAGGTGTTTCAGTCGGTGCTTTCTTTGTTTCAGTAACTGAAGGGTTTGAGTTACAACCTAAGTATTTAAATTGAATGTTGATACCTTTATAAGTGAAGTCGGTACCAGGTTTATTGTCAAATACTGTTTTAATTCCCAACTGTTCAACTGCTTTCATTTCAGCTATAATACCTTTATTACCTCTCTTGCTAAAACCATTCATTTGATTTTCAGTTAAAAACCCTTTAAGATACAGATTTTCAGCCATTTTCATTTGCATTTCTTTCGTTATATTCATTTTTTTACTTCCTTTCATATTATTTTTTTTATTTACTTGTTTGGTACTATTTCAGTATAACAGAAGTTTAAAAACATGTCAACAAAATATTTAATTATTTTTTTATGCAACTTGATAGGGTATTAATAAAGTAGGTTGTTTACTTATTCTTTTATATAAAAAAATAATTAAATAATTAATAAAAAAAATATATAATTAATAAAAAAAACAATTAAAAATAAATAATAATTAATAAAAAAAATATTATATAATAATTAAATTATATAATATTTATTAAAAAAAAAATATAATTTAATTATTATATAATGCAAGTGTATACCGATATATAACTATTAAAAAAAATATAATAATAATAATAATAATAATAGATATAATAATATAATATATAATAATAAAATGTATATAATGTAATACAGGATAGCTTCCTATAAGAGTAAGTGGGGGTAGGTTTTAGGGGCATATACGTTTTTGTTTCTTACATTAGGGCCGCCCCCACAACTTCTAATGAATTTTTTTTAAAAGTTATCTAATGAATTTTTTTTAAAAGTTATCTAATGAATTTTTTTTAAAAGTTATCTAATGAATTTTTTATCTAACATCTAAATATAATTCTTTTCTTATTCTAGCTATTATTTTTGGTCCCATCCCATGTATTTCTTTAGACCTAGCCTCTAAATCTTCTATAGCAAATCTATCTCCCATAGCTTCTTGTATATGCACTATTATTTTAGCCCCTATACCTCTAACTCCTTTGAGCTGTTTAATAGTTATCATAGTATCTTCTCCATAAAATTCTTCTATCCCTGCCAAAGTAATCTTGTCACCTCTTTTTAACTCATATTCAAACAAGCTCTTCATAGTAGTAAACTCTTTAGGAGTGCTTATTTTCAATAACTTCATTTGATACAGATTTCATAAACTCCATCTAGAAAATTCACCTTGTGCCGCAAATTTCTCTTCTACAAATTTATCTACTCGCATATTATTCTACCTCCTTACTATAAAATACTTTAATCATTTTCTTAATCTCTACAGTAGGCAAGATTTCTGCCTCAAAATGGTCGGCAGGAGCAGAATAATTCCATTCTTCTATACCTTTGCCGATTCCCAATATTACACTATTCATAGGACTCATAGGTATTACTACCTTTTGGTCTTCATATGCTTGTATGGCTCCTTTTCGCAATATGCCGTCGTCTGCTATATAATTCTGAATAGATTCTGTAATCTCAACCGTATTTGGCTTAATCTTAAAATAATTAAACACTTTATTTGCTATCATATTACGGTTTATTGAGGCATATTCTACTACAGCTTGCATTAGACGGAAATAAGTTGTGGAGTCTCTGCCTTCTAAATACGGTGATGAAGTGAAATGGCTAACCATACTAGCCCCTAAGTCTCTACTATCACTGCGAATTATCAAGTAAACTACTTCGTCATCGTCTTTCGCCAAGGAAATAAAATTGTGTTGACTTCCTAGCGTACCCAATGCATTTATGGCGTTTTCCTTATGTTCAAATCCTATTGTTTTGCATACCATATTTATAATTCTTATGGCTTCTCTAGGAACCTTTTGGGAATCATAAATTTTGTCGCCTGTAGGGATTTCATTATCAAGAAATGTGTCAAATTCTACAATATCTGGGTTAAATCTTCCTAGTTTATAAACAGTAGTACCAAGGCCAACATTGTAACCTACTCTTTTGGGGTCAATTTTACCCTGTTCTAAGGTAGTAGTGAGTCCTATAATACTGTTTTTTAGGGGATGAGCATTAGGCATAATGCGTATTTTCTCTCCTATTAGGTCTTTTGCTTCAAGAATATTATACACTTTATCTAATAATTTTTGTATAATAGCATCTTTAAATATTTTTACGTTGTGTTTTTCGAACATATGTTTCCTCCTTTTATTATAACTTTCCTCTTTTATCTTATTATATTTGTTTTATATATGTTATATCTATATAATATTTCTTTATATATCCATTATATATCTTTTTTTCTTTTTTGTCAAGAAAAACTTTTTAATTTGACAAATAAAGTTAGTTATGTTATAATTATTATATAGTAGTATATAGAACTTGACAAGACGTAGAAAATGTGGTATAATAGTGTATAAGAGAGGTGAAGCAGTGAATAAAAACATTGTTTTAGATACAAATTTATTAATGCAATACGGAAAAGACGTATTAAAAGAGTACAAAGACGAAAAAGTAATAATCTCTTTAGTAACATTAGAAGAATTAGACAATTTAAAAAATAAACCTGGTAGTAAGGGCTTTCTTGCAAGACAGGGAATAAGAGCTTTTAACGAATACCAAGATTTTTTAATAGTAGATTCTATAATGAGTACGAAAGAAATGGAAAATTTAGGTCTAAGTATCACTTTTAAAAATCAAAATGATAGTGTAATCCTTTCAACTGCAATAAGAAATAATGCGATACTACTAACAAATGATGTTTCATTGAGAATTAAAGCAGAAGCATTAGGGGTAGAAGCAAAAGAGTTTAATGGAGAAAAAGAATATTATAATGAAAATGGTTGGAAAAAAATAATTTTAAAAGATTCTGAAGTTTATAACTTTTATACAGATTTTGAAATAAACCCAAGAAAAAATTATTTTAACTTGAGAATCAATGAATATGCGATTTTACTTAATGAGGAGGAAGCTCCAGCAGATTGTTATAAGTGGAATGGGGAAGAGACAATTAGAGTGAACCCCAATGCTTTTTTAAAATCCAATATGATGGGTGTATTAAAACCTAGAGATTATTATCAAGTTGCTGTGATAGACAGTTTAACAACTAATGACTTAACTATGATAACTGGAGAAGCTGGTTCTGGTAAAAGTTTATTAGCATTGAGTTACTGTTTACAACAAATAGAAAGACATGAAGCATTAAGAGTTAACATCTTTATAAATCCCGTTATTGCTAAAGGTACGGTTGATTTAGGAGCATATCCAGGTTCTAGAGATGAGAAATTATTAAATAAAAATTTAGGAAGTACTTTGATAGGAAAACTAAAAAGTGCAAGTGTAATATATAAAATGATTGAGGAAGGTTCTTTGAGAATTTACCCTATAAGTGAGATTAGAGGACTAGAGATAGGCTCTAATGAAATCTTATATATGCCTGAAGCTCAAAATACTACTAGTGAAATGATTAAATTAGCAGTGCAACGTGCGGCTGAGGGAGCTAAAGTAATAGTTGAAGGGGACATACATCAATCAGATAGCAATTTATTTGCTAGTGGCTCAAATGGACTAAAAAGATTAACTGAAGTCTTTAGTAATAAGTCTGTTGCAGGCAGAGTTAATCTGCCAACGATTTATCGTTCAAGAATAGCCAATATAGCACAAGATTTATAAGGAGGTAATAATATGAGTGATCCATTGGATCTTAAATGTATAAAATGCGGAAAAGAGAAAAGACTTCATAATTATTATACAGTAAATAAAGCTTCAACAAAAGACCTTACTAAGAATGAAGATATAGTAGGAGACAAACTTGCAATATGTAAGTCTTGTTTAAAAAGTGAATATAAAATTAATGACACAGAAATGGCAAAGAAGTTTTTTGAAGAGTTAGACTATCCTTTTGCTGAAAATATGTGGCAATTTTACATTAGAGGAAAGATAGAGGATGGATATCCTGCAAATTTCAAAAACATATTTGGAACGATATTGTCTACATTGACAATGGAAAAACCGACTTTTGACATGTCAGCAGAGTTTGAAGAGAAATATAAAAGAAAACTTAAAGATCAAGAGACTCAAGCAGTAAATTCAATTAGATATGAAGCTTTGAGAAATGATTATGAAATAAGCAAAAGAAAACAAAAAAAAGTAGTAGAAAAAGCTATTCAGAAAAAAAGAGAAGACCTAGAAAGAGAAATATTTTTAAGAGAAAGAGAAAAATATGACGTACGACCTGAAGACTTAAGTAAAAGTGATATTTCTTATCTTAAAAATAGATGGGGAGATGATTATACTTCTAAAGAACTAATAGGTTTAGAAAGAAATTATGTGTCTCTTATTAAGAATAGTGACCCTAATGACCCAATTAAAGCAGATATTGTAAAGAAAATAAGTAAGATATCAATGCTTATGGATAAAGCTTTAGATAGTGGTGATGGAAGAGACTGGAAAGACTTGGGGAATTTGTATGATAAGTTAGTAAAAACAGCTGATTTATCGGTAAAAAAAGAAACTACTGATACAATAGATAGTATTTCAGAAATAGTTGCAATATGTGAGTCTACTGGATTCATTCAATTAGATGAACATATTATGTATGACCAGGATAAAGTAGATTTAACAATAAATAATATGCAAAAATATACAAGAGATTTAGTAATTTCAGAAACTGGCTTAACAAAAATTATTAAAAACACTCTTGAGGAAATGGTAAGCAATGATATGATTACTATAGCAGAACTTATAGATATTATTAGAAAAGATGGAGATGAAGACTATTTGGAAAAAATGGTTCGTATGGTTTCCGGGCAAGGTGATTAAATGGCTATAGAAGAATTATGGCATTCGGCTGGAATAGATGTTAGCGGTGAAATGAGTAAAGAAAAAATTCAAGACAATCGTCAAGAATTATCAAACTATATAGCTTATTGGAGGGAATACCCCGATAAGCTAGTAGATTTCCTTACTCCTAATGGAAGTAATTTCAATCTTTATTTCTATCAAAGAATATTATTAAGGATAATATTGAGATATCCTTATACGTATGCTACATGTACTAGAGCTTATTCTAAATCATTTCTTTCTATATTAGCACTGTTGCTTAAGTCAATATTGTACCCTGGCATAAAGTTATTTATTAGTTCAGGAACTAAAAAACAAGCAGCAGGAATAGCAAAAGAAAAGTTAGATGAGTTATTATACCTATTGCCACAATTAAAGAATGAAATAGTTGGTGGGGAAAGAGGTATAAATAAAGGTAGTGATTATTTAGAAATTAATTTTAAGAATAGAAGTAATTTAATGATTGTTGGCGTTTCCAATAGTTCAAGAGGGGGGCGTAGACATTCAGGTCTATTAGAAGAAGCTATACTAATAGATGGTACTAAATTGAATGAAGTAATATTACCATTGATGAATATAGATAGAAGAGCTGCAAATGGTTTAGTGGACCCGAATGAAAACCATAAATCTCATAGTTTTATTACTACAGCAGGTTATAAAAATACTTTTGCTTATAAGAAACAAATACAATTCTTAATATGGCAAGTGCTGTTGGGTAAAGGATTTGTAATTGGTGGAGATTTTGAAATACCAGTATCTTATGGACTATTAGATGAAAATTTTGTTAAAGAATTAAAATTAGATGGTACTTATAACGAAATGTCATTTAGTAGAGAGTATGGAAGTAGATGAAGTGGTTCCATAGAAGGAAGTTTTTATAATCCAGATTTATTTGACAGACAAAGAATTTTAGAAGAACCTGAAAATTTTAGAGATGTAGAATCATCGCTTGATACTTATTATATTATAGGGATTGACGTTGGACGTTTAAATGATAGTTCTGAAGCAGTAATCATTAAAGTAGTTCCGGATATAAATGGAGTCGCTAAAAAAGAAGTTGTATGATTAGAGAGTTATGAAAAAATGCATTTTAAAGAACAATCAATAAGAATTAAAAAACTATATAATAATTTTTTACCAGAAGCTATTGTAATAGATGCTAATGGTATTGGAGCAGGACTCGTTGATTATTTAATAGATGACCAAATTGAGTCAATAACTGGAGAAATTTTACCTACTTTTGCAATTAAAAATGATAGTAGATACGAACATTTAAAGAAGAAAACGGATATTGATGTACTATTTAATATAAAGGCTAATGAAAGCCTTAACAGTGAGATGCATATTAATTTAGCTTCTCAAATGAGCTCAAATAAACTTCATTTTTTACTAGATGAAAGAGCTGCTAGAAAATTAGTAAATAAAGAAGGTCAAATAATAGAAAATTTATCAATAAGAGATAGGGCTAAAAGATTAAAGCCCTTTATTCTAACTACATTATTAAAAGATCAAGTAATGAACCTGGTTAAGAAGAATGAAGAGATGAATAAAGTGAGTTTAAAAAGATATGACGTTTCATTGGGGAAAGATAAGTTTAGTGCACTTGAGTATGGACTTTATTATATTAGTATGAAAGAATCTAATGTTACCTCAAGAATGAGTGGAATAATGGACTATTTAAATTTCAATTAAGAAGGAGGTATGTTGAATTGATAATTAGTAGAACAATAAATAAAAGAGATAAGATATCTTTTGCGGAGTTAGGTAAGGCTAAAGGTTTAATACCTTCTGATATGTTAAATTCTTCTAGTGGATTGCAATATACTACTGAAGATATTGAGAATGCTATCATTTCCGGAGATAGAAGTCAAATGAGAACCATTTCAAATTATTTTTATGAAAGAGGTGGGATATATAGCAATTTAATACAATATAAGGTAGATTTAATTTCTCCTAAATATATTGTATCATCTGTTAACTCTCAAGAAAAAAATAAAGAAGCAACTTTAAAGTTGGTGTTGGAAGGCTTGGACTTTATAGAAAAGATGTCTCTTGATAAACAGTATATAGAAATTGCTAGAGAAACTTTTAAAGATGGGGCTAGTTTTAGATACTATGTTGAAGGAGATAGTGCAATAACTTTTCAGCAATTGCCAGTAAAGTATTGTAGAACTAGATTTCAAGTAAACAATTTAGGGACAGTTGAATTTGACCCTAGCTACTTTAATAATGAATTTAGAGATGCAACAGAAAGAGAACAGATTTTAAAAATGTATCCGAAAGAGATTCAAAAAGCTTATCAAAGTTTACAGAATGGAAGTTTAAAAAGAGATACTAGTGGGGGTTATTGAATATTATTAGATCCAAATAATGCTGTAGCTTTTACTTATAATGGGATTCAAACACCACCTTTTATGTCAATTTTAACTGATATTATTGATTTAAAAGATGAAAGAGTCATTGTAAAAAAAAGAATGGCACAAGAATTAAGAAAAATATTAATTCAAAAAGTACCTAGTGATAAAGAGGGAAATTTTTTATTAGACGCAGAAGAGACAAAGTCTTTACATAAGTTCGCTAATAATATATTATCAGATAATGAAGACGTAGATGTTTTAACGACTTTCGCTGAAACAGAGCTAATGGACTTGCAAGAGTCTCAAAAGGTACAACAAAATGCAACTAGTCAGTCTGAGCAAATAGTATTTACAGAAGCTGGAATTTCATCTTCTCTATTTAACTCAGATAGTAATACGACTCAAAAATCTTCTATATTAAGAGACATAGAAACATTAAAATATTTATTATTAAGTGTAGAGGTATTTTTAAATAGAAAAATTAAAGAGGCAGTAAATGAAGACCTATGGTTAAAGTTAATACCTGTATCAATTCATACTATTGAAGAACAATATAGAAGAGCTGTTGAAGGTGCTACTTTCGGGATGCCTACAAAAATGATAGCTGCTATTTATAATGGGATTACTCAAAAAGAATTCTTAGAATTGTTGTCATTTGAGAATGACGTTATGGATTTAGCAGAATTGATGAAACCAATGAATTCTTCTTATACTCAGTCAGGAGACGGTGGAAGAGAATCTTCTAAAGAGGAAGATGTTACTTCTAAAACAATAGAGAATAAAAACACTGAGGAGGGGTAATATGAAGAAAGAAAAAAAATATTTAGATAAAAATATTAAAATGACATACAGTATTCTACCAGAAGAACTTCAATATGATAATAGATTTACTCTTGGTAAAATTAGAGTTATGCATTGGGGATTAAATCCAAATGGAACTTATTTTGATAGAGATGTAGCAGAAAGTTTAGTTAGATCAATGCGAGGAGTCCCAGTAGTTGGTATTTATGATTACTACCAAGGAGACTTCACAAGTCATGGTGCTTTATTTGGAGCCAAAGAAGGTCCAATACCTTTTGGGTTTGTTCCAATTAACGCTGCTTATGAGTGGGTTGATGTAATTGAAGAAGGTGCGTTTAGAGAGTATCTTGACATAGAAGTAGTTATGTGGACTAAAAAATATCCAGAAATAGAACAATTCATTTCTCAAAAGAAGCATCAATCTATGGAATTAGTTCCAGATGACGTATATGGATATATCGGAGTCAAAGAAGGTGTGGAATGTTTAGTTATTGAGCAAGCAAAAGGTTTGGCTTTGACTATATTGGGAGATAGTGTATCACCAACTTTTAAGTCAGCAAGTTTAATGATGTATCAAGAAGGTGAAACTTTTGAAACTAAATTCAACCAAATGGTTGAAGTTTATAATAAATATAAGGGTGGACAAGAAGATAGGACAGGAGGTACTGAAGTGTTTAAATTTAATAAAGAAGTTGAAGCTCTGTTAAAAACAGAAGCATTTTCAACTAACGTAGAAGATTCTTATACTGTTAAAGTAATGCCTCTTCAAACTAGTGATTCAGGTACATACGGATATAGTTATGAGGACAATGCCTTAATCTATAGCTTAAAAGAAGAAGTACAGACATTAGAGTTGGAGCATGTATTTAGCAATGAAAAAATCTTAAAAGAGTTACAAGAAGAAAAAGTAGAATATGAACAGAAGGCTGAAGAAAAAGATGCAGTAATTTTATCTTATGAGGAAGAAATTGCTAGTTTAAAAACATCAGCAGAAACTTCTGTTTCTGAATTAGAAGCTAGTAAAACTGAGTATTCTGAGTTGTTAGCTAAATATGAAGAAGCAGTAGAAAAATTAGAAGGACTTGTTGCGTTTAAGCTTGAAAAGGACAGACAAGAAAAAGAAGCAATAATTAAAAAATATGCTAAAATATTAACTGAAGAGGAAGCAGCAACTTATAACGAAAATATTGATAATAAGACTGCAGAAGAATTAAAATATGAGTTAGGTGTTAAAGCATTTGACGCTTTGTCTAATGACAAAGATACAAATACTTATAATTTAAATCATAACAATGATGATAATGTTAGCCCATCTTGGGTAAAAGAAATTAACAGTAGAAGAAAGTAAAGAGGAGGAATAAATAATGGCTTACGGAGTAGTAGAATTTAATCACATGATTGCACAAAAAACAGGTCAAATTAAGGCACAATTACCAGCGTCTAGTGCTTTAAAGACAGTGGTAGGAAATAAATTAGAGAATGGTATGGTATTAGTATATGACGAGGTAGTTGGAGAAGTTAGATTACCAGTTGCTACAGATACACCTTCTGATTTAATGTTACACAAATCAGCTGAAAAACTATATGACAAGTTTCATAATGCTTTAGGAGATTTTGCTTTAGATTTAACTGGTGGTGTATTTCCTAGAATGTACGCATTAGTATCTGGAAGTACTTATACAATGACTTTAGAGAATGTTGTATTCGGTTCAGATTTTGCTTCAGCATCTGCAGGAGATCTTTTATACGTAGACGTTGATAATGGAACTGGAAAAATTACAGATGTTATTGGAACTGACAATATCGCATTCGCTAAGATTGCTAAGAAAACAGTTGCACCAAACGGTGTAGATGATGCTATTAAAGTAGTAGTACTTTAATTAAGATTATAATAGAGGAGGAATAGAAGCAATGAAAAAAATAAAAGAATTAAGAGAACTTGTAGAAAAATTAGCATATGCTAAGAATCATGGCGGAGTGGTACAATACTCAATTGGTGAAACGAAAGAGAATTTTACTTATTCTGAGTTAGAAGAACAATTTAGAGTTGAATTAAGAGAATTGTCGAAAGACTTCAATTCTTATAGAAGAAATAAATTAGTTATTTTTGAATTAATGCAGGAAGCTGTAGATCAATTCTTACCTAAAAAAGTAAAAGAAGTTATTGGTATGTTTGCTGATGTTAAAACTTATCCATCAGGTAGTAAGCCAACATTTACTACTAGAGTAGGAAAAAATAGAGCTAAACAATTTATTACTAAAGTTGGATTATCTGGTGTGTACGAAACTTTCAGATTAGATAACAAGAACTTTGAAATCACTACTTCTGCTTATGGTGGAGCTGCTCAGATTGAATTAGAACAGTTTTTAGATGGAACTGCTAGCTTTGATGAATTAGTTACTATTATTATGGAAGGTTTAGAAGCTTCTATTTATGAAGAAGTAAATGCTGCTTTAATCGCTTCAATTACTAATATGCCAACTGCTAATAAGCATTCAGACGGTACTTTTGATGAGCCAGCTTTAAAAGGTTTAATCAATACTGTTATGGCTTATGGTACAGGTGCTACAATTTTCTGTACTAGAGAATTCGCTGGAAATCTTGTTACTTCTTCTAGCTACATTGCAGATGCAGATAGAAATGATATAAGAAACCAAGGTTACTTAGGTAAGTTCTTTGGAGCTGACGTAGTTATTTTACCTCAATCTTTCGAAGATGAGACAAATACAGTTAAGTCTATTAACCCAGGTTATGCTTGGATAATTCCAAAAGGTGGAGCTGCTAGTGAAAAAGTAGTTAAAGTTGCTTTAGAAGGACAAACTGTTATTGACGAAAGTAAAAATAGTGACATGTCTAGAGAAATTCAAGCTTACAAAAAACTTGGTGTTGCTGTGTTATTCGTGAATCACATTGCATCATATGAAGACACTAACTTAAGTGCATAAGAGACTAAGATAATAGATATTTAACTAAATAGAGAAGGATTTTTTCCTTCTCTTAGTTAAATTATTTTAAATAAGGAGGAAACAAAATAATGATTAAATCAGATAAAAAAATAAAAGTGATTTTGCTTGAAAAAATGAGTGTATCTTTTACCTCACCATTTAGTAAAAGAAGATATTTTATAGAAAAAAAAGACAATACAGAAGCTTACGTTAAAGTACCTTTTGGAGATGTTGAATCAATATTCGTTACAAATGGCGGAAGAAATTTATACAACAAATATTTATTAATAGAAGATAAAGAGGTTATTGAGAGTTTGGGTTTAAAAGATAAAACTAAAAAAGAAAAATATGAAATAGTTGAAGCTTTAACAAAATTATCTATTTTAGATTTTGAAGATTTTTTAAACACTTTAGATCCTAGCGAATATTTGAAATTAGCTCAGACTGCTGTTGAAAGAAAGATTAGTGACTTAAATAAAATTAAAATGATAAAAAATAAAACTAATTATGATATATTGCCTTCAATTTTAGATGAGGATGTTAAATTTGAGCCAGAAAATGTAATAGAGGATGAAATTATTACAGAAGAAAAAAAGTCTTTAGAAGACGAAATTAAGCCTGAAATAAAATTAGATTCATTACTAAAAAGTGAGCTTGAAAAAATAGCAATGAAGATGGATATTGATGTTAAAGGTTTGAAAAAAGCAGATATCATAAAGAAAATAGATGGAGCGGAAGCTATCAAAATAGCAAATCAACTATTATAAGAGGAGGTAATAGATGTCAACTCCCTTACAGGATATATATGACAAATTTTGGTCAAAGGTAGAAAAAGAAGAAACTATTTCACTTTTAAGAGAAGATGACATGGTAGAAGAACTTCTTTTATTTTATAGAGCTGCGGCTTCTAATTTTATAAATGCTAAAAAAGATTTAGAGACTATAACAGAGTCTGATGAAGTAGTAAATGCAGGTACAATAGATGAATACACTGTTATCAGAAGAAGTTTGGTGGATGATTTAACTGAAACCGAGAAAGAGATTTTATCTTATTTAATGATTGTTTCTTTTTTAGAAAGAAAGGTTGTTAACAATGACTTTTACGAAGTTATGGGATTAACGACAAAAGATTTTAAACATCTTTCAAAAGCTAATCAATTGTCAAATGTAAATAAAGTAATTAAAGATTATCAAGAGAGAGCTAGAGTAAGAATGAATATGTATGGAAGAGTTAAGAATGATAAAGGCAGTATAACTACTTTCATAGATGAAATGAGTGATCTATAATATGAAAGACACAATAACTAATAAATATGGTGGCGAAGTAGAGAAAAGTAGTTTAGTAGCTTATTGCAAAGAACAAAAAAATAGATTTTATGAATTACTATGTTTAAGAGAAGAGAATAAAAATTGAAAAAATTTTTTAACTTCAAAATTATTAGAATACAGTGGTAAGCATAAATATTTTAAAGGCAAAATTAATTATTTATCAATAGTTGCAAAGTCTGAAGAACTTTATAGTATGGACTATGATAATTATAGAAAAACAATATTCGAAATAATGACTTGTTTCGATAGACTAATAGAAGAAATTAAAGAGGGGTAGGTAAAACTATGGGTTATATAGATATAGTAAGAAAAAGAATGAATTTTAGCCCAGATAATCCTCTTGATACATTAATCAAAGGTAACGTTGCAAATATTGAAGTTAAAAACGTATATACTGGAGATACTTTTGTAGGCGTTATTGTTGAAGATGATAGTGATTCAATGACTGATGAAAAAATATTATATCTATATCCAGGTGACATGCACGAAGGTGACGTAATAGAATGGAAAGAAAAAAAGTGAATACTTTTTCAAGAAGAACTAAATACTTTAAATCAGTATAATAAGTTCTTTATTATAGAATGCTTAGGAGATATTAAATTTTTATTAAATGGTAAAGAAAGTGGAACTCATCCAATAGCTTTTTTAAAAAGTAGAGCAGGAGCTTCAACGACTAAAGTTGGAGCAAGGTATTATCATGCAATTGGAAACTCTTTTTTAAGTGCTATTGTTAATAAAAATGAAGAAACTGTTTCTTTAAAAAGAGATGATGAATTAATAATTAATAAGAATATTTGAGAGATAGAAAGCTTAAATAATTACGAATCTGATTCTGTTATTGTATTAGGCCTTAGAGAAGGTAAAATAAGTAATTCAGACGATGTCATTAGTGGTGTTGCAAATACTATAAATAATTTAAATTCACCAATAGTTACAGATGGAACTTACGAATATACGATAGAAGGAGAACCTACAATATCTGTTGAAAGCTATAAAACCTATGTAGTTAAAAAAATAGATAGTTTTGGAAATGAAATTCCATTGGACACGGTATTGTATTCAACAACTTCTGATTTGGTAACTTTAATACCAGAAGGTAATGATGTAAAAATTGTTGCAGGAGAAGAAGCGGGAACTTTCATATTAAACGTAGCTGTAGATGGACAAGAAATAGATGTAAATATAGAAATATTGAGTTTTTGAGGGTAAAAGGAGGTTTTATTAAATGGACATAAGTAAAGTTATTGGTACATTTGGAGACAAATTAAAAATTATGGCAAAAGCGTTACTGGAAAATGAGAAACTATGTAAAGTATTGTACTATTCAGATGACCCTTTGGGGCAACCCAATGTCGAAAATAAAATGGAAACAATTTTAAATAAGCATATTATAGTAAATACAGAAGTCCCTTATGATTCAAAAAAAGGTTCATATATATTACTTACAATAAATAACATAGATAGAAATAGTACTAATAATGAAATCGTTGATGTTGAGTTATACGTTGATATAATCACACCAACTTCTGATTGAAATTATAGAGGTCCAAGCCTAAGACCCTTCTTCATAATGGAGCAGGTAACAAAGGCTTTTAAAACTATAGACTTACAAGGAGTGGGGAAATTCCAATTTGGTGGAGCAACCTTAGCTGTAACTGCGAATTCTATGTCTGGTTATACACTTAGATTTGTAAATTATGACTTAGGAGTCTAAACATGGATGTTGATGTTGCTAAATTAAGTTTAGGCATGCCCTTTTATGTAGGCGATTATTATATAGTCCACCCTTTAACTGTAGAAGAAATCGTCGAACTAGGGTACGATAACTTAAGAAAGCATTTAAGAATTATACTAATTGATTGAAATGGTTTAGAGACAAAGATACCGAAGAAGGAACAAACTGAGAAAGCTCTTTATAAAGCTTTAAAAAGAATGTATTATGAGGATGATAAATTTTATAAAAGTTTTAACGAAGCTTGCAATATTTTTTTGAAGAGGCCTTTAACAAAAAATAAAAATGAATCAATAGAGGCAAAAACATATGAAAAGGTTAAAAAATTCTTTTCTACTGAAATACTAGGAAAAATTCAAGTTATAATAAAAGAACAGTATTTGTTGCAAGAAAAGGAAGAAGAAAAAATTGTATTTGCAAATGATAAGGCAAGAAAATTATATGAAAGAATACAACGTAATCAAAAAAAAGCTGAGAAATATGAAAAAAAAGGACCAGAGTTTAGTGACTATGTTTCATCTCTAAGATGAAGGTTGAGAATACCAAAAGAAGAGTTATTAAAATTAACTATTTACGAATTATATGAAGGACTAAATAGAACTCAGCTAAATGAACGAATAGATAATTTAACTACAGGAATATACTCTGGGAATATTAGAGCAGAATCCATTGAAGATGATGAGTTAAGATGGATTAAGCATATAGAATTAAAATAAGATTTTTTTAAGGAGGAATAAAAATGGCTAATGTAAAAAGATGGGCAATAAGAGATGCGGGTATCGCAACATTTTATGCTCTAACAGATATTACAAATGGAGCAAAAGCTGGAGAGCCAATTGTAACTTTACCTAGTTTAAAAACTAGTGGAGTAGAAACAACTGGTGAAACTGTTTATGCAAGAGGTGGAAGAGGAAATTCTAAATTAGTAGGTTTCTCAAGTAATAGAGAAGCAAAAATTACTTTTGAGAACGCTTTATTTGATAATGAGGCTTTGGGAATGTTGACTGGTAATATTGTTACTGAAGGTGTTGAAAATGTTGAAGTGCAGCATTTCTATAATGTTGTAACACCAGGTTCAGAGACTGTTACTCCAAGTGCAACTCCAGTTGCAGGAACTCAAGCTAGCGCTTTTCTTTATGTAGACGGTATGAAAGATGGAGAAGAATTACAAGCAACAGTAAATGGTAGCGATATTGATATAGATACTACTGGTTTATCAGCTGGCGATACAATAATAATTTATTACGTAGCAGCAACTGACGCTTTCTCTTCAACTGTAAATGTTACTACTGATGCATTTGGTGGAACTTTCAAAGTTGTTCTTGATTTATTAGTAACTGATTCAGTTTCAAAAGCAGACTACGCAGCTCAATTAGTTATACCTAACGCTAAGTTTGAAGATAATTTTAATTTAGATTTATCTGCAGACGGAGACCCTGCTACATTGAACTTAAATTTAGAAATATTGAAAGATCCAAATTCTACAGATATGTGGAAGTTAATTATTTTTGATGATGAAACTTTATCATAAAAAAACTTGACAAGAAATAAATAGTATGATATAATGGAAATATAAGTAATTTAGAGATATAAGGAGGTCTTATTTATTATGAAAATAGACGAAATGTATGAAGAAGTAATTATTAAAGAAAAAGAAGTTAAAGTTGGAGAAACCACAATAAAAGTTAAACAATATTTACCTTTAAAAGAAAAATTTACTTTAATTTTAAATATTATAGAAGGTTCTTATTCAAAAGAAGGGTATAAAGGATTGTTATCTTATTTATCCTATAATATTAATATGATAGACTTTTATACAAATTTAGATTTTGAAACAGATTTAAGTTATTTTGATTTGATGGATTATTTAGAAGAGAATAATATTGTCGGTAAGGTTTTGAACGCGATACCTGAAACAGAAAAAGATTTTATTCAAAAAGTTTTACTTGAGGATTTAGAGGAGCGGAAGAAAAAAGAAGATAGTTTAATAGGAAATCTTGGTAAGTTATTCGGAGACTTAGCTGAAGAAATTAATTCTTTAGATGATGAAGTGCTGGATAGAGCTCGTAAGATACTTTCCTCAAGTCTCCCTGAGTAAACTATTGTTAAAATGATTTTTTTATTTAGGTAGCTTAAGGGCTACCTATTTTTTATACATAGAATAAAGAAAAGAGGTGAAGGATGTCAACACAGCAAGAACGTAAAGAATATGCTAATATGGTGAATTTCTTTAGGGATACGAGTATAGCAGATCATAAAGCTCCTTATCTTAAGGATATAAAAAACAGATATAATAAAAAACAAAAAACCCATAACTTGTCGGATACAGATTTATATAGTATCGTGAAAGCTTTAAATGGAGTTGCTGAATCTGTAGCAGATCTTGATATGAATAAAATTTTTTATGAGTCTTTTGATAAAGTAGCAGAAGGAAAAGCACCAAAATCTAATTCTAATCCTCAAAAAGATATGGACAAATTAATGAAAACATTAGAACTTTTTTTTGAAGGAGCAGACTTTAACGTCAATGACGTTCAAAAAGAAGTGCTTAAGTTTTATGAAGATGAACGAATTAATATAGGAAATATTGGTAGAAAGAAACATATTTTAACTGAAGCACAAGTTAAAAAACTTAATAATATTTTTAAAAATGAGTTTAATGATTTACCAGCAGCAAGAACCGCTTTTGCAAACATTCTTACAATTTTACCTGAAATTAGAAAACCAGGAAACTTATGAAAATATAAAGATTGAAAAGGTCTGAAGCAAGGTTTGAGAGGTTACTGTAGTAACATAGTAGGAAGTTTTTTTGAAGGAGAAATTGCCAAAGCTTTAAATAATATTCAAAGCATTGATGATTTATATAATTTAAAAGCTACTGCAGTTGGCGGGAAAAATAAAAAAGAAGATTTAATTATCAAATTCGAAGCTATGTCTAAATTAGAGTCACAAAAAAAAGAAGAAAAAGTAGTAGCATTAAATTTAAAAAGTTATAAACTTACTAGGAAAAGTGGTATATCATTACATGGTACAACAATTAATGCAATAGAAAATGATTGAAGAAGCCCCACTAAAGACTTACAATTGTCAAGGATGTCTAAAATTCTAATGATGTCTGACGCAAAAGGATTTTTAAAAATTCATCAAAATAGTATTAGTATGCCAGACACAGTTGATATAAATAAAAGTCTATTTAAAAAATCTCCGAAAGGCGATACTGCTAAAAATATGATAAATACTCTTAAAAACTCTATGTATTTTAATGCAGATAGAATTTTTGGAAAAGAAATATCTTTTTTAATGGGAAAGACAGAATTTATAGGAGGTAGTAAAATACTTAAAAATATTTTTACACCAGAAGAGTTTATAGATAGATTAGGTAGTAGTAATAAAGGATTGACTATGTCTGTAAGTGCGAATGAAAATGTAGATATAGTAGGTTTTTTAGCTGCGGAAGGAGGCAAGATATAAATGAGTTCAAGTTATAAAAAAGAATTTTTAATAGAAGTCCAACCCACAGTAAGTACTACTTCTATTTCAAAAATGGATAAAGAAGTTCAACAAATTATAGAAACTGTAGAAAAAAATAAAAAAATTACTTTTGAAGCAGATACTAAGTTAAATGATAGACGAGAAATGGCATCTTTGGTAAAAGAAATAAAAGAAATAACAAAAGCTAAAAAAGTCAGTAGAAATATGAGTTTAATGGATTTTGACTTAGATAAGGAACAATTTAAACAAGCAGAAGTTGCTTTAAAAAGATATAGTGAATTAGCAGAATCTAGTGGGAATCATCGTGCCGAGGCTAATTTTTTAGAGTATGAAAAAATAGAAATTGAACTTAAAAAAATGGCAGACGCTGTCACTAGGTTAAAGAAATTAGGACCTCCAATTTCGGCAGAAGAAATTAAAGAAGCCGAAAAGGAGATGGAAAAATATAATACTGCTGCTCAGTCTGTTGCTAGAAGAGGATGGGGAGAGAATGGTTTTACGTCTGGAACTAGAGCTGATTTAATTGCTCAAAACAATCAAAGACGTGGAATTAGTGTGATAGACACAGAAGGTTTAGATACTTCTTCAGAAGCTTTACAAAGAATGACAGTATTATCAGATGAAATTATTGATAATTTTAAGAAGATAAATACAGAAACAGATAAAATGGATGGGACTTCTACTGAAAAGACTGCAAAAGAAATGGACAAGCTTGGAGATAAATCTAAAGAAGCTGCAGATAATGCTAAAAAGACAGCTAAGAATACGAAAGACGTTGGGAATTCTTCTACAGATATTAAAAAGACTACTAAAGCTACAGAAAGTCTTGCAGATAGTTTTAAAAAAATAGCTCGATGGAGTAGTATTGCTTATATGTGGAGAGAACTAGGACAGCAATTACGTTCTGCTATTGGCTACATTAGAGAATTTGATGTAGCGTTAACTGAGATAGCTGTTGTAACTGGAAAATCCAGAGAACAAGTATATGCATTAGGAAAAGAATTTAATAATATGGCGAGAAGACTTGGTAGAACTACCGCGGAAGTAACTCAAGCTTCAAAAATATTCTTCCGTCAAGGTAAAACAACTGAGCAAGTAATGAAGTTGGTTGAAGCTACAACTATAGCAGCTTCAGTGGCTCATATAGAATTAGCTGATGCTTCAGATTATTTAACATCTACTTTGAATGGATTCCAAATGCAAGCTACAGAGGCTATGGATGTAGTAGATAAATTCTCTGCTGTAGGTGCAAATGCAGGAACATCTTTTGAAGAGATGGCTCAAGCGTTGAAAAAAGTTGCGTCAAGTGCGAATAATGCTAATGTAGATATAGATCATATGATTTCTTATTTAGCTACTGTATCAGAGGTTACTAGAGAGGCTCCAGAAAATATTGGTACTTCTTTCAAAACTTTGTTTGCTAGAATGAAAAAAATTACTGATGGAGAAATGCCCGAAGAATTAAATAAGGTAGATACTGCTTTAAAGAGTATTGGGATTTCTTTAACAGCGCCTTCAGGACAAATAGATTCATTACAAACTATTATAGAGCAATTAGGTGGACAATGGAAAAATTTAACTAAGAACCAACAAGCTTATCTTGCTACTACAATTGCTGGTACAAGACAACAAGTTAGATTTATATCTTTAATGGATAATTATAATAGGAGTTTAGAAATATTAGAAACTTCATTAAATAGTGCTGGAGAATCTCAACAACAATTTGGAGCTTACTTAGATGGTATTGAAGCAAGCACTAAAGAACTTAAGTCTGGAATTGAAAATTTATATTCAATGTTGGTAAATTCAGAAGACATAAATAAGCTTATAGATCTATTAATAGATTTAACTTTTAGGGTAGAGAGTTTAGTAGATAAGATGGGAGCTTTTAAATTAATACTAGCTGCCGTTGCAAGTTTTATGGTCGGGAAGATGGTTATGTCTTTTGTTGCTGCTGAAGTTCAAGCTAAATTATTTGCAAGTTCTTTAAACGCTATAGGAGTTGGTGCGAAAGACGCTGCTGCAAGTTTGTTTGTAACAAGCTCCGCAGTAGAAGTGCTTACTGGGGCTTTCAAGATGTTAAAAATGGCTACACCATACTTATTAGCAATAGGCGCAGCCTTTATGATTGTTCATGAAGCGTTAGATAGAGTTAATTACAGTGTTGGAGAAGCTCAAGAAGATTTAAAAGAATTTAGAGATTTAGAAAACGAAATAAATAAGTTGGCAGAAGGTAAAGCCCAGATAAAAAAATATGAAGAACTAAATAAAGAGTTAAAAGACGGGAATTTGACTTTAGAAGAGAGAAAAGATTTATTAGAAGAGATTGATAAATTAGAATTATCTATAGCTGGAAGAGTTAAGGGCGCTGGAACTCAGTTTAATGCTCAAGGAGAGAGAGTTGCAACTGATGTCGTTCAAATGAAGGCGGCTTGGCAAGCGGAAATGGATAAACAAATTATAGATATTGCAAAAAACTTAAAAGAAAATGATGTCGCTTATAAAACTATGGAAAAAGAAGTAGAAAGCTACGAACAAAAGGTAAAAGATTATAATGAGGCTATAGCAGATAGAAAAAAATCTTCTTACACAGATCGTAGAGGCAATATTTCAGTAAATATTGTTGATAAGCCAAATGAAGCACAGCATAATAAAAATTTAAAAATCCTAGAAGACGCTAGGAAAGAATCTGCAAAAGCTTTAGTAGATTGGATAAATTCTAATGATATGACGATAAAAGAAGTCTTAAGTATATCAGAAGATAAGTTGACTGAAGCTCAAAAAAGTTTTGTAGATATTTACAAATTAAGAGGCGATAGAAAAACTATAAATGAATATGAATTTTTTACAAAAATATTACCTAAAATAGATACCAAAAAAGGTTCAAAAAGTTTTGTAGAGAAATATTGGACTGAATTTTTTGATGGAGTGGAAGATGTATCTGATGGTGCGATAAACCATCATACTGACTTATTAAAAGATATTACTCAAGAATCTTTAAACAAAGTAATGAAGGAACTAAATAGTAATGACCCAAATATAGCATGAAGTAATAGTACTAATGCAGTGGGATATTTATTAGAAGGATTGAAAATAAATTTAGATGATTTTGATAGTCCTGAACAAAAAATGATAGTTGTTACACAAGCAATAGAAGACTTTAATAGCGCTGTAATGGAAATGGAAAAAAGTAATAATACCGTTTTAAAAATAAAAGACAATTTAAATCAAATAAAAATAAATAAAAATACTATAAATGATTTACAAACTATGCTAGACAAAATTAAAGAGACTGGAAATCTTGATCTTGATGATATAATAAAATTAGAAAGCAAATACGATGATTTTAATGGAAATACTATAAATAGCATAGATAGCTTTGAAAAATTTGTTAGAGATAAAATGGGGATTGCTGAAGAATTAGTATCAGACTATGCTTTAAATGTTGCTTTATCTCAAACAAACATTGAAAAAAGTACAAGAACATTTTTAGAGAATACTATTAAGAATAAAGCCGATGCTCTTGGTATTTCTATAAGCAATGAACTTAGTTATGCTGCACAAGTAATAGCAATTGAAAAGGGAATTAGAGATTCTATTGATACTATATATGCTGGATATGGAAGTAGCCTTGGTTTAAATTCAAAACAGTTAGCACAGGCGAAATTAGATTCAGTTACTCTTGGAATAAAAAGATTTAGAGATTCTCTGAAAGAAACATTAGGAGATGATTTTCTTTCAGAATTCTTAAAGAACTTTACAAGCTCAACATCAACTGCCGCTGAAGAAACTTATTTAGATTTACTCAACGCTCAGAAAGCTCTTGCAGAAACTAAATATAGTAATTTAGAAGTAGATGATAAAATCCTTGACAATGGAATCGATATGATTTCTAATTTAAATGAAAGGTTAGTTTTAGAAGAAAAAATTACAGCAGAACTGAAAAGTATGAAGAAAACTGCTTCGAAAGTTGAATTAGTCAATCTTCAAACACAAATAGAGGCTTCACTTGGTGCTACTAAACAATTAAAGAAAACAATTTCAGAACTTTATGATAAAGAAATCCAAAATGAACTTTCTAATAGAAGAGATTTAGAACAAAGAGCTAAAGATGATTTAACAGAAATATATGATACTCAACACGAAGAAAGAATGTCAAGAGAGAATGAAGAATATGAAACTTATAAGAAAAATAATGATCAAAGATTAAAAGACTTAAGAGATTTATATGCGGCTGAAGATTATGAGAATGATTTAAAGGATATGAGAAAAGATCAAGAAAAAATTCAAGACAAGATAAATGAGTATAAACTTATTGGAACAGCTGCTTCTAATAAAAAAATATTAGAATTACAAAAAGAGTATGACGATAAGCAAGCTGAAATTGATAAATCTAAAACAGATAAAACTAGAGAACAATCAATAAAAAAAATTGAAGAGGAGGGAACAGCTGCTTCTGATGCTCATGAGAATAGACTTGATGAAATGGATGAAGAGCACGAAGAAAAAATTGATAATCTTAAAGAAGAGTTTGATATGACAAAACTTAATATTAAAAAATTAAAAGAGATTACAAAAGATTTTGGAGAAGAAAGCCAAAGTGCTATTGGAAAAGTTATAACAGATCTTCAAGGGTTGGGTAAAGAATATGATTTAGTTACAGAAAAGGTAAATAAATTGCGTCTTGCAAATCTTAATAATTCCCCTGGAGATGACAAAAGTGGATTCTTTAGTATGGATAAACAAATTATGCAAGATTATATTAGTAATAAATTTAGCTGGAGTCCAGAACTTTCGAGTGATAGAAAAAAAGAGTTAAGCAGTAGGAATGATGCTATTAGAGAAAAATATAAAATAGATGAAGATAATATGACTTATACTGATATGGTCAAATTGTTTAAAGAACTCTATGGAGAAGACTTTGCCCCTACTCCTTATGCAGATGGTGGGATATCAACTTCCACACATATTGCTCAATTACATGGAACAGAGAGGGAACCTGAGTTTATATTTAACTATGAACAAATGGGTGCATTAAAAGGTATGTTGCAAGGAGAGACTGGAATAAATATTGGAACCTTAGTAA